GACCCGAGCGGCAAAGAGCCGTGGGAAGAAGGCTACAGCCTTGCTCGCAAAGGTCCGACCGAGCGTGTATTCCGTTCGGCAGTCTTTGAGCGTCAGACGATTATGGAAGATCAGCGTCGTGCGACGTTGGCCTTCTCTAGTGAGATGAGCGTTGATCGCGGTTGGGGCGTCGAGATTCTCGATCACTCGCCGGGATCAATCGACATGGAGTTTATTGGCAGCGGTCGTGCGCCGCTGTTGGTAGATCACGAAATGGCCGATCAGGTCGGAGTAGTGGAGCAGATCAGCCTCGGATCGGATCGCGTAGCACGCGCCGTCGTTCGCTTTGGGAAAAGCAAACGAGCCGAGGAAATCTGGCAGGACGTAAAAGATGGCATACGCTCGAACGTATCCGTCGGCTATGTCATCAACGAGATGGTGTCAGACGGGAAGCAAGGAGACCGGGAGGTTTTCCGCGCCACTAGTTGGATGCCGCTTGAGATTAGTATTGTTAGTATCCCCGCAGATACAAGCGTCGGCGTAGGTCGTGCGCTTGAGGTAGCGGAACCCAAAATTATTGTTAAGGAGACACCAAAAATGTCAGACGATGTAAGTGTGAAGGCGGAGCGCGAGCGCGTTTCGTCGATTCTTGAATTGGCCTCGCGTCACAATCAGCGCGAGTTTGGCGAGTCGGCCATCCGTGACGGTGCGAGCATTGAGCAGTTCCGTGGCGCGTTGCTCGACAAGGTTTCCTCCAAGCCGTTGAACGTCGATCACGAGATTGGCTTGACGGAGAAGGAAATCCGCTCGTTCTCGTTCGTCAAGGCGATGCGTGCTCTTGCGAACCCGCAAGATCGCCGCGCACAGGATGAGGCTGCTTTCGAATTCGCCGCTTCCGAAGCCGCTGCGAAGAAAGAGGGTCGCACCTCGCGTGGTTTGATGGTTCCGGTTGACGTGCTCTACAAGCGCGACATCACGACCTCGACCGCTTCGGGAACTGCGAAGGGCGGCAACCTCGTTGCTACCGACCTGTTGGCTGCTTCGTTCATTGATGTGCTGCGTAACAAGATGGTGCTTAACACCCTCGGCGCGCAGTTCCTCACTGGCTTGCAGGGCAACGTGGCGATCCCGCGCAAGACGGCTGCTTCCTCGGCCTACTGGGTCGCGGAGAACGTCGCCCCGACGGAATCGACCAACGCTCCGGCTTTCGATCAGGTCACGATGACCCCGAAAACCCTTGGCGCGTATGTCGACATCAGCCGTCGCTTGATGCTCCAGTCCTCGCTCGACATCGAGAACCTCGTTCGCAATGACTTGGCCGCCTCGATTGCCGTTGCTATGGACGGTGCTGCTATCGCTGGCTCGGGCTCCAACAAGCCGACCGGCGTGCTGAACACCTCGGGCATTGGCTCGGTGACGCTCGGCACGAACGGCGGTGCGCCGACGTGGGCGATGGTCACGAACCTCGTTCGCGAAGTGGACATCGACAACGCCCTCAACGGCGCTGCTGCGTTCCTCACGAACGGTCAGGTTAAGGCGAAGTTGTCCAACACCTCGAAGCAGACTTCGGGCGTGGAAGGCAACTTCATCCTCGGACCGGATGTGAATCTGCTCTACGGCTACCCGTTGGTGGTCTCGCAGCAGATGCCGGCGAACCTGTCGAAGGGCACTGGCAGCAACCTGTCGGCGATGATCTTCGGCGTGTGGAGCGAGTTGCTGATCGGTCAGTGGTCGGGCATCGACCTGATGGCCGATCCGTACACGGGCTCGAACGCTGGCACGGTTCGTATCGTGGCCTTCCACGACTGCGACTTTGCGGTTCGTCACCCCGAGTCGTTCGCCGAGTGCAACGAGATCGTCACGGCCTGATGTGATTGATCTAGCCGCATATCGGGATCGTCATCGAGGGCAGTCTTGTGCTGTCCTCGGTGGCGGTCCTTCTTTGGTCGATGACATCAAGGCGGTGCGGCCTTTGTTAGCGAGGCAGGAGGGTATGTTGATTGGTGTCAATCAGCACGCCCTCCTGCTCTCTCTCTCGTATATCGTTTATCAGGACAAAGAACTGTGGCCGATCCTTAAAGATCACGCTCCGGTTATTTCGCATCACAAGAACGAGTGCGATATATGGTCAGGCATCTGCCCTGACTTTGGATTCTCTGGCGGCACAGCAGTGTGGATCGCAGAGTATCTAGGCTTTGAGAATATCTATATTTGCGGCTGCGATAACTACATGAGTAACCGCCGATATTGGCATAGCAAATTAGGTGACCTTCGCGTGGAGGATGGAATCTCTAACATCCAAGCGTGGGTCAAGGTTCGGGATTACATGAAAGAACCCGAACGAGTCAAAGTGGCTTCTGGTTGTCTAACACAGGTATTCAAAGGCTTATGAAAGTCGAGATGATTCGCTCCCGTCTTTACAACGGGCAGACCCTCGAAGCGGGTCGCGTGGTTGAGGTAGACCCGACATTCGCTCGGTGGCTTATCGGTCGCGGCATGGCTACCGAGTACCATCGCCCTGCTTTCTTTAGCCAACCAGAGACACCGAAACGTGGACGACCGCGCAAAGGAGATTGAGAAATACCGCTCGGTCTATTCTCGCTATGCCCACTATGGGATGAGCGACGATAGGCGTGACCCCGTTTTAAACGCATTGAGAGGGCTTTCTGGGTCATTTCTCGATGTGTCCTGCGGCAGGGGTGAGTTGATGCAAGCCGCCGCCAATATGGGCTTTAAGCCCGTCACAGGCACGGAGGCTGTACCGGAACTCTGCGGGTACGGGGTAGAGCAAGCGGTTATCACCGATTTACCTTTTGAGGATAAGGCGTTCGATGTGGTTACTTGCATCGACGTTATCGAGCACGTTCTGGAGCCGGACATTGTGCCTGGACTCTTGGAACTAGAGCGAGTTTGCAAAGGGACGCTAATCATTGCGGCGGCTGACTACCCGACCTATTGGGACGGGGTAAACCTGCACCCATCGGCTAGACCGTATTCCGCATGGCACGAACTCTTTTGCAGAACATTCAGCGGCAAGGTCAAGCGTCTAGGCGCGACTTCAACTAGCGAGATGTGGGGGGTGACGTATGGCATTTGAGACGGCATTTGATCGCCTCTCGATGGTCTCGCAAACCACGGTCGGTTCTGGTTGGGACTTGGCGACCCTCTTTAGCGATGCTGCCGAGGTGTTCGTCTACGTTCGCGGCAAAACTCGGTTCAATCTGAAAGGCATTTTCGACGATGCCTATCAGGGTGTAGACATAGCCGAGGCGGAGTTTGCTAGCAGTCAGCCGATGATTACCCTGCCCACCTCTGCTCTGCCGATACAGCCACAAGTGGGCGACAAGGCTATCGTCGATTGCGTGGTCTACGTCATTACCAACTTCAAGGCAGACGGCACAGGCGTGACTGTCCTAATGCTTGAGGCGACAACTGCTCTGGATGCGCCGTAATGGATAACGCGCTGAAGAACATTCTCGCTCTCGGATCGACGCAGTTCGGCAGGACTGTCAGATACAAGAACAAGGGAAAGCAGTTCCAGGTCACAGGCATATTCGACGAACCGTATCAGGGCGTGAACATTGCCGAGGTCGAGTTCGCTAGTGCGGCTCCGATCTTTACGCTGCCGACCTCTACGCTTCCCTGCAAACCTGTTATCGGTGACGTTCTGTTCTTTGATAACGAGGCGTATACGGTGCGAAACTTCCGCTCTGACGGTACGGGTATGACCGTGCTGCAACTAGAGATCGCCACGAACCTAGAGATTGCCACCGTCAACAATCTGCTCTTGCAAGACGGTTTCAATATGCTGCTCGAAACGGGCGGATTCATTTTGCTTGAGGTGAATAACTAATGGCTCACGCTCGCAAGCAAGTGCGCGACACGGTGGTGACGGTGCTAACCAATGCTGCCGTTGCCGATACGATTTCCAAGTCTCGCGTGTACCCGATCCCTGCCGGAACTGTCTCGATTGCATTGGTCTATACCAACACCGAGACGATCCCGCAAACGACGCTGACCTATCCTCGAAAGTTTGAACGCGAATTGAATCTCATCGTGGAATGTGTAGCGCGAGATGCTGACTATTTAGATGACCGACTCGACAGGTTGTGCGAATCGGTCGAGAACGCTATAGGAGCGGATAACACTCTTGGTGGCGTGGTAAAGGATTGCGTGTTAACCGACACGCAGATAACGCTTGACTCGACGGGAGACGCTCCAATCGGGTCGGCACGTATGCAGTTCCGAGTGTCATATCGGACTGCCGAGACTGACGCAGGAACGATCATTTCTTAAGGAGACTCAACAATGGCAAATCATCACGGTACTGAAGGCTCGGTTCGCGTCGGTGCGAACGTAATCGCCGAGGTGCGTAGTTTTTCGTTCACCTCAACGGCGGAATATGCCGAGGATACAACCCTCGCTGATACCGCTAAGACCTACAACACGATTGCGATCACTTCGTGGAACGGATCGCTGACGGCGTTCTGGGACGAGACCGATACGAGCGGGCAGCAAGCCCTTGATCCGGGCGCAAACGTCTCTCTCGTTCTTGCTCCCGAGGGCGTTGCCTCTGGTGCGGTTCGATACAGCGGAAATGCTCTGATCACCGAGATCACTCGCACCGTTCAGACGGGCGCGATCACCGAGGTGACTTTCAACTTCATTGGCAACGGCGCTTTGACGGAAGCCACTGCCTAATATAGCGAGGACTTATGAACTGGAAAGAACAGGCGAAATCGCAATTCGCTGAACGGCGCAAGCCCGACACCCTTGTTGCGATACCTGTACCTGCTTGGAATACGACTGTGTATTTCTGGCCGGACATGACGCTCGCCGAGCGTCGTGAAATCTTCATGCTGGCAAAGCAGAAAGGCGAGGAAACTATCCTTGACCTAGAAGCGATGGCCGTCACTCTTATCGTGCGAGCGAGAGACAAGGACGGCAAGCGGCTATTTCATAAAGCCGAGCGCATGGAATTAATGAACGACTACGACCCCGAGGTGATTACGGAGATCGTAGCGGCCATGAATTCTCCAGTTCCGACATTGGAGCAAGCCGAGGGAAACTGATCGAGGACGGGCATCTGCGAGCGATTTATGCTCTCGCGCTCCGGATGTCCGTCCTACCTGATCAGATTTTCGAGATGACAGAGAGCGACTTCTACCACCTCCTTGCCGCTTGTAAATTAGAGGCAGAGGATCAGGAGCGAGCATGGCGCAAGCACAAGTAACCATCACAGCAGTTGATAGAACACAAACGGCTATCAACTCTGCTGTGCGTGGGATGAAAACGATAGAGCGAACCGCAAAAGTAACTGCTCGCACAGTTAATCTTGCATTTGGTTTTTTAACTGGCGGCTTGATAGTTAGCGCATTTAAGAAGATAACTGATGCTGCAAAAAAGACAGAAGATGGGCAAAGAGCACTTCTTGAATTAAATAGAACTCTTAAAGACCCTGCGCTTATTGCTGCGGCAGAAGGTTTAACAAATGCGCTTGTCACTGGATTTGCTGCGGCAGTAAAACAAGCATCATCATTTATAAAATTTGTTAGAGCAGAATTAATTTCTCTTGGAATGATTGCCTCGGGCGGAACAGCGCGAGATGCTGCTGCTTTGATTAAGGGACAGATAGCAAACAAAACAATGTTGGCCGGTCAATTTGCAATGGCTGGACCTGGTGCTATTAAAAATGTTCAAATTATAAATGCAGAAATTAATGCGTTGCGACAACAATTGGCTTTAATCGAAGGCCTTGCTGATGCGGAAGCAAAAGCAGAAGCCGCAAGAATTGACGCGATACTTGCAGAAGAGCAAGCCTTAAAACTTCTTCAAGAAGTTACGATCAATTCTAAAAAAACAACCCTTAATGCAATGCAGCAGTTGCAAGATCAATATGACAATGCAACCGCAACAGAAATGCAGAAAACGCTTCGTCAGTTCGCAGCATTTGAGGCAATGGTTGATTCTTTGATGACGGATAGCGCAGATAAAACCGCAAGAATGAGAGAAGAATTAGACAAAATTCTTCCTGAAATAGCCGTCACAGGAAAAAGAGAAGCAGTTCCAGAATTCAAAAAAGCAACCGATCAGATGCAGGAGTTTGCAAAGCAAGCCGCTGCAAGCATCCAATCATCATTTGCTGACTTCTTGTTTGATCCTTTCGAGAATGGCTTGCGCGGGATGCTCTCTGGATTCTTGAACGTGATTCGCCGCATGATTGCCGAAGTCGCTGCGTCTGCAATCCTCAACTCGATCTTCGGTGGCTATCGCGGCAAGGGTGGAGTCATGGGGGCATTTGCTGACGCTCTGTTGCCTAGAGCAATGGGCGGACCTGTCTCTGCTAATACGCCGTACATTGTCGGTGAGCGCGGACCGGAACTGTTTGTTCCGGGTACGTCTGGCGGCATCGTTCCGAACAACAAGTTAGGCATGGGCGGTGGCGTAACCGTCGCTCCCGTTTACAATATCGACGCTCGCGGCGCGACGGCTGACCTGCAACGCTCCCTTCCGGGAATCTTGCAGGAGAACAACCGACGCATATTCGATGAACTCGACCGACGCTATGGGATAGGACGATGACAGACTACGTTTTACCTCCCGACCTTGTAGCCTCCGAGATCGAGTGGTCGCTATTCGATAACTCGGCTGTCTTTGCATCGCCGCTCTCTGGAGCGATCAGAACGGTATCTCGACCCGGCACTCGATGGGGTGCGCGACTACGGTTTCGCGCCGTTTCTGATCAGGATCGACGGCGGCTTATGTCCCTTATCGCTGCGCTGCGTGGAAGGGCTAACAGGCTGCGCCTGACCGACCCCGCCTATACCCTAGCGGGTTCGTTCTCATGCCCTGAATTGCTCTCTAATAACGCCGCAGTCGTTAACACTACCGGATGGTCATCTTCCAATGCTGAACTCGTCCTTTCGGCTGATAGCCATCTTGGGCTTCGCCTCACTCGCTCTGGCGTTACTGCTGATCGTTATGCTTATCAGTCTGCCGTTACGACCGTTACGTCGGCTCCTTATGCGGTGCGAATGTTACTGGGCGAGGGAAAGGGCAACGTCCGTGCCTCGATAGAGGTCGGCACATCGCAAGGCGCTACCGATCTCGTCAATGGCGCAACTCGTACCGCCTCGGGTTACTACAGCGACTCCTTTACCGCTTCGGGAACATCAAGCCATGTTTCGTTTTACGATTACATCTCTGGCCGTTCGGCAGGTGATTTTCAATTTCTTTCGTGGGCTTCTGCCGCTCGATGTGCCTTGGTCAATGGCAGTTCGCAGACAGGCGGTAGTCTTATCATCGACGGTCTGCCTACTTCCACCAATGGCCTTGCTCGCGCAGGGGATTGGTTCGAGGTTAATGGCGAACTAAAGCGCCTCACCGCAGACCTTAACTCGGATTCGTCAGGTAACGGATACTTGATATTTGAGCCAACGCTGCGAACTTCTCCGGCTAACAACGCCCCTGTTATTTTCCGCAATCCGATGGGGCGGTTCCTGCTGGCAGAAGAAGCGACTTCGTGGGGAACCCGTCCCGGCATTATCTCTGATATTGAACTCTCGCTCGTCGAGGACATCACATGAGTCGAATAGTCTCGGCCACTAACGCAACCGAGGCTGATAAGCCGTCGATCATTGCAGTTGTGATGGCCGATCTAGACTTTGCCTCTGGAATGGTTCGAGTACACGATGGCTCGGGGAGTTTATCGTTTGGCGGCAATACATATCTCGGAGCAGGGCAGTTCGCCGGACTAGATGTTATCGACGAGAACGTTGATATTGTCGCTCGCGGAATCAAACTGACTCTTTCTGGCGTTGATTCTACTTTCGTCGTTCCAACTATGACGGAGGTATACCAGAATCGAGACGTTACCCTTTATCTTGGCTTTGTCAGTCCATCAACAGGTGCACTCATAGCGACTCCAGAAACAATCTGGGAAGGTCGTATGAATCAAATGTCTTTCAAGATTGACAAGGGAACAGCACTGATCGAACTTACTTGTGAGCATCGCTTACGTCGAGAACCTCGCGTTGCTCGATACACAGATGAAGATCAGCGAGTTGTTTTTTCCGGCGATCGTTTCTTCGATTTGATGTATGCCATTCCGGGCTTTATCGGCAAATGGGGTGCGCGTGATTCCTCGTATGGTGGCGGCGGTATGCCAGCATCGCCGACTAATAAAGACCAACAGATGGAAGAAAACTAATGCGCCGTCACGATTGGAGCAGTCAACTGTATTTGCAAATTGACGCTCACAAAGAGTGCTCGTTTGCGTGGGGTGACAACGATTGTTGCTTATTTGCTGCTCGCGTGGTTGATGCTATGTGCGACAACAATCACGAAATAACTTTGCGCGAGAAGTATCAGGACGAGACATCAGCCCTTGAGTACATTGCTCAATCAGGAGGTATTGCTGCGGCGGTGGATACCTTCATCGGATTGCACAAAATAGAAGGTCGTCCTATGCGCGGCGACGTTGTTCTTTTCAGCAGCGAAAATGGCGAGACCCTAGGCGTTTGCGTTGGCCGCTATATCGCAGCGATGGGGAAAGATGGCGTCGTTTTTACAGATTGCCCGTCTATGATCTGTTACTGGAGCATTTAAGATGCCGCAAGCAATCCCGAGCATCGTTGGTGCAATTCAATGGTCATACGCCGCGCTAAAAGCAACGGCAGTCGGAAAGGCTCTGATCGCTGTTGCAACAACGATTGCTGTCAATAAAGTAACAGAGGCGCTTGCAAGTAAACCAAAGATCAGCAAGCAAGCAGCAGACATTGAATATTCTGGAACGGTAGAGCCTCGAAGAATTATCTATGGCGAGATTCTAGCCTCTGGGATTAACGTCATCCCGCCTATGACCTCTGGATCGACGAACGAATACCTGCATCAAGTTCTTGCTGTTGCAGGTCACGAATGTAATTCGCTCGGTCAGGTTTACTTTAATCGAGCCGCTATCGGTACTGTTTCGTCGATTACTGGAACGGATAACGACGGAAAGGTCACCAGTGGCGTCTATTCTGACAAGGCTTGGGTTCGTCGTTACGTTGGAACCGACACGCAGACTGTTGATTATAAATTAGCCACTGCAAAGCCTAGTCAATGGACTACGGCTCACGCAGGTAAAGGCGTGGCTTATATTGCTCTGACTTTCCAATACGATGAAGAAGTCTATCGAACCGGAAAGCCAGAAATTACCTGCTTGGTTCAAGGCAAGAAAGTATATGACCCTCGCCTAGACTCTACGCAAACAGGTGGCAGCGGATCACAGCGCGTCAATGACCCATCGACCTATGCTTATTCATCAAATCCTGCTCTTTGCCTTGCTGACTATCTGATCAGCACGCGCCTAGGATTAGGCGAGGATGAAGCCCGTATTGACTGGGCATTGGTTATGGATGCCGCAGATATTTGCGATGAACTAGTTAATATTCCCGGCTCTACTACTCAAAAGCGTTACACCTGTAATGTTGCATTAACAGCGACGGATCGATTTGAGGACAACATCCAGACGCTTGCACAAGCGATGGCGGGTGTCTGCTATTACTCTGGCGGGAAATGGCGTATCTATGCAGGTGCTTGGTCTGCATCTGCCTTCACGCTAAACGATAGTGATCTAGTCGAGGGTGGTATCGACATCGTTACTGCCTTTCCTTACAACCAACGATATAACTCGGTTCGTGGTCAGTTCATCAACAAGGATCGAAACTGGCAACCGATGGAATATCAACCGGTGATAAATACGAGTTACGTTACCGCAGACGGCGAACAGATGTGGCTAGAGACCGACTTTGCCGCTTGCACTAACGAGTACGAAGCGCAACGTCACGCGATCCTGCTATCTCGTCGCAGCCGAAATGGTCAGGTTGCTACGGTTCGCTGTGGGCTTTCCGCCTTTGATATTCGCCCGTTTGAAACTGGCACGGTTACGTTCTCCGAGATCGGATGGACTAGCAAGACCGTTCGATGTGAGGGATGGAGATTTAATCCAGAGGGAACAGTCGAGTTAATTCTACGCGAGGAAGCATCAACCGATTGGAACGACC